TTAATCTGTAAGTCAGAGTAACCTTCACGCTTTAACGTTTCAGTAATTACTTTTTCGTCAAACAACTTAAACGATTGCTGCTCCATCTTAGCGGCGGCGTCGAAGACTGTCAGCTTTTTGGAATCAACTTTTTTACGCAGTGAAGACGTAAGAGAGTTATACACACTAGCTTCCATGAGTGTCATGCTTTCATTGTCAACAGCTTTCTGCAAGCGCTTAGGTAGATCGTCATACGCCATCTCTGCAAACACAGGCTTACCTGATGTTCTAAATCCTAACTGCTTGCCTAGCTCCATGCGCGTTAATGTTTCGCGCTGCCAACGCCAGTGAGAATCAAATATGTTTTCGTAAGTCTTCTGCTTGTCAAGCGGCTTTGCTCTTTCTTCTTCCATAGAGCGTCGCAGTCTGTCTTTGCTCGCTGCGTCTTCTGTCTTACCCGCTGCTCTGGCTCTGTTAATACGCAAGCTAACGTCTTCAGCAGCAGCCTTAGTGATTGAGTGCATCCAGATAGGCGACAGCTCACCTGATGTTACTTCTCTACGGTAGCGTGAGTTAAAAGCTACACCGTCATCAAAGAACTTTTGTAGCCTGTCACCAGCACCCTTGCCGATCTTAGCGTCTGCGTATTTCTTAGCTGCTTCAAAAGCTTTGGTGGCTGCTTTCTGTCCTATGTTAGTTGCGTTAACTGCGTCTAACATCAAGTCATTAAACTTAACATCATCTGCCAAGTTCCTAATCTGCTCCATGCCCTTCCAAGCATCGTCAAGTTGCGTCTGTCCCCTGACAACCCTGTTCATTCCTCTAACAATGCGCGATGAAAACGCAGTACCTACAGCAGTCTCAGCCAGCGTAGCCAACGGAGAAGCTAACCTTCTAAACTTAACAATTAAAGACTGCGCCTCTGGTATTGTCCTGCCTATGTCAAGCTGTAAACGTCCTGCTGTGTTGTCAAGCAAGTCCTGCCTGAATGCGTTGAGCGCGTAGGGGTCAGTAAATACATCATCGGGCAGTCTAGTTAAGTCTCTTATCTTATTGTCGTTAAGAACTCTGTTGATCTGATTAGGGCTGACTCCCATGTTACGCGCTGCCTGTGACAACCTAAGCAGTGTGTTACCTACCTCTGAGGGTTTAGCGCCTTGGCGTCCGATAACGTCAGCTAGGTACTCAGACTCCCGAATTAGAAGTTGCGTAACCACTTCATCGTCTGTCATGTTTGCAGGCGCTGTCATTATCTTTTGTGCTGACACTTCAGATTGTAAAGCGTCAGTCTCTAAAGACTTAAGGCCGCTTGCGTTAGACGTTTGAGGTACAAGAGTAGAGTCAAACATTTTCTCAAATACTTTACCGACTGCACCGCCAATAACTGCGCTAGAGCCGCCCAGTATTAATCGTTCTTCTACGGAGTCACCGCTGTTGAAGCCGTATGCACCTGCTTCAATGGCTCCCTGTGCAGGCAGCTTAACAACACCCATACTAACTAAAGCTTTAGTGCTTGCAATGCTTCCCGGAATCAAGCCTATAGCTTCTTGAGCAATCGATGCCGCAGGGTTGTACAAAGCATACTCATCCATCTCTTCTTTGATACGAGCCTTCTCAGCTACGTAAGGAGTGCCATTGACTTGTGACGCTACAAAAGCTTCAAGCTCATCAAAGGCGCTTAAGGTGAGTCCCTTAGCTACATTACGCCACGCATTTCTAGAGTCTTTTAGCTCTTGCGCTTGTATGCCTTTTAACAACTCTATCGTTTCTTTAGGAAACACAACACCTTCTTGTGGTATTTCACCTAAGTATTCAGCCTGACGCATCTTGGCTTCTACAGTTATCGGGAACAGCTTTTCTTTATCTGCCTTTTCCTCTCCGTCTTGATAGAAAGGACTTCTTCCTTCAGCCAGCCTTTTTACCGCGTGTGCTTTTGCTTTAACAGCAACGCTTTCAGGCATGTTTCCTTGCGTTAAAGACTTAATCTCATTTTCTGTAAGACCGGGAACCATAGACGGAATTTGAGTTTCTTTACCGTTTATCTGCACACCGATGCTGTACTCAGTCATTGCTCTACCGTCTTCACTCTGAATAGGGCCAAGAAAACCACGAGCAGATTTAACAGAGCCGTCTGACCTATACATGTCTTTAGGATACAATCCTTCGCGGCGTTGTGCTGTCACGCTGACGGGGAACAGTTCAGGANNACCTGTATTTCTTTTAACGTTTCTTCAGGTATAGTAACATCTGGCAGATCAGCCTCTCTACGTTTTGCAAGAACCTGTATTTCTTCTAACGCTGCGTCAGGAATGATAACGTCAGGTAACTCAAGCTCGCGGCGTTGTGCTGTCACGTTGACGGGGAACAGTTCAGGATCGCGTCGTTGTGCAAGTACCTGTATTTCTTTTAACGTCTCTTCAGGTATGACAACTTCAGGCTCTTCTTCTTGCAGAACTTCTTCGGCCTGTATGCCATAAATAGTCCTAGCGTCGTCTTCAGTTATCTTAAGAATAGAAGCAATGTCTGTAATCGTAGCGCCGTGTTGAACAGCGACGTTAACAAGCATAGGAATCGAATTAGGATTTCTAAGTTGTAAGCCAACATCAAAGCGGTCATCTAAGCCAAGCGTAGGTGCGTTGTAGTCTTTTAACTGCTTAACACTCACACCAAAAAAGTCAGCAACCTTCGCAAGCGTGTCACCTTTTTTTACAACATACACAAGTTTTTCATAAATCTGTGGGTTGTTTTTCACAAAAGCATCGTACTCAGCAACCATCAAAGTCTCCTAATGTTTTAAACAAACCAACGGGGTTATTCATTACTGGAAGCTTCTGCTGGTTTGTGCGCGGCGTCCACGTTCAGTCATTTCCATAACGCTTAGTTCACGGTTAACCAGAGCATCTAGCTGCCCGTCAGTAAACTCTCTGTCAGGGTTGGCTTTTCTAATTTGCTCTTTTATAGTTGCCATTGTCTGAAGCTGCTGCGCTTCTTGAGCCTCTCTAACATCACTCTTGCCCTGCGCTGGCACCTTTCTCTTCATGCCTGTCATGCCTGCGTCAATTACTTGTTGCTTAGACGCCTTGGGGTTTTCTTTTAGGTACTGCACCGCTTGACTTCTAAACAGCTTTAGATCCTCTTCTGATCCGTCGCCTGATAAAAAGTCTTGCATGTCGTCACCTTCCCAGAAGTACGTGCGATCTTCAGAAGTTATGATCTCTTCTATCAAGGCATTAACGTCCATTAATTTAGCTTCGTCGCTTGTACCCGCTTCACGCCTCTTAGCCTGTTCAGCGTCTACCAAAGTTCTTACACTTTTAATTGCATTGGTACGCGCCGCAGACGGCCCTTTGCCTTCAGTAGAGTTTATGATGTCTACCTGTGTTTTAAGTGCTGCGTTGTCTTTAAACAACTGCGGGTTGTCTTTTATGAAAGTAGTGTAAGCCTCTGGCAGTTTGGAACCGTCTATAGAAGCTTGAAAGTCTGCTTCTGCTTTAGCGCGTTTAGCGTATTCAGCTTGAATGTCGTCACGCAAGTTTTCAGGAATTTGGACTTTACCTTGAGGCGTATTCAACGTGGTTGGAATTTCAGTAGACCCTGTAGCCATCATGCCGTTAACAGCAAAGTCAACCATACGCGTATCTACAACAGCTTGTTTCGCGTTGTTCTCTTTTGTTTTTTCCCATGCTGCCGTGTCACGCGCCGCTAACGTTTTGCCTGCTATACCAGCGTATTGGGTAATGTCGTTTCCTGTTTCTCTGCCGACAATAACCATAGCTTTTTCTATCTCTTGCATAACGTCAGGATTAGTTTCTCCCACTAACTGCTGCTTAAGATCGTTAATGGTGTTAATGCCTGTATTTTTTAATGCGCCTGCCCTTGCTGACTTAGCAGCAATTAACTGCTCCCTTGTTTTTGCATTCTCTATCATGTAGTCAGCAGTCTCTAGCGGCGTCATGTCTTTAAGCTGCGCCAGCTCACGTTCCTCAGCAGCCCGTCTAGGAGCAGACCCAAGTGCTGAAGCAGCTTCAAACAAACCCGGAGCGTAGCTTGGTCGTGTTAGAGCGTTTATGAATCCTTGTCCAAATTTAGCCATTACTATTTCTCCTTAACTTAAAGCGCCGCTTAACAAGCCAGTACCTAAAACTCCCATAAGATCAGCTTGACCCAAACTAGCGCCCAACAACGCCTCAACACCACCCATAGCGCCTTCGCCAAACAGACCTGCGCCGTAAAGCTGACCGCGCTGCTGTAGCTGTGGGTAAAGCTCACTGCCTTGCATGGCTTGCAACAACTGTGCTTGTGGTATGTAACTAGCTCCTAACATTTGTTGTCCTAGTGATGCTTGCTGCGCTTGCTCCTGTTGAGCCTGCTGCATAGCGCCTAGCATTGCGGTGTTCTGCGCTTCAGCCTGCGCTTTAGACATAGCAAGCTGCTCAGGCGTACCCCCAAACATGCTAGTGCGTACACCGCCTCGTCCTTGGTTTTGAAGTCTTTCTTCTAAAGCTAAAGCGCGGCGCTCTTCTTCAGGACGCTGCGCTGCTCTTATGCGCTCGTATACGGCGTTTTCTCTATCGCCCGTGTCCATAGATGCATTAGTAAACATAGATTGAGCGTCACCAAACATTTGCTGCTGAAAAGCTTGCTCTTCTTGAGACAAGCCCATCGTAGCAGCGCCCGTTGTAGGATCATAACCAAACTGACCACCTGTCGCTGATGTTACAGAAAAAGGCTGGAACTGAGACTGCGCGAGTCCTTGCTGTGCAATATCTAGAGCACTTGATTGTGCGTCTATTCCAATGTCACCAAGCTTCTCATAAGCTTCTCTAATGGCCAATAAACCAGCACCGCCTAACGCATAATTGCCTGCATTATCAGCAATGTTTTGACCAATATTGCCAGCAGCAGTACCGAGATTACCTGCAAGGCTTTGCAAAAATGCTTGTAAACTCATTAGTAAGTACCTCCACTGATTGTTCCTGTTGTAAGTATGCCAGTAAATGTCATGTCAGGTATAACTACAGTACCAGTAAACGTAGGGCTGGCTGTGTTAGCTTTAGACAATACGGCTGTTGCTATGTTAGTAAACTCTGTGGTGAACTCTGTACCACGAATAATCTTGCCACTGTCTCCAGAAGGCAAAGAATCCTTAGCGGCAAAGTCTGTCGTTGGGGTATAGTTGCTCATAGTGTTTTACCTATTAATACTAGTACGTTGATTTCTTGTAGTGATAAAGGGAATCCGTTAATGGCTGACTCAAGCCCTACTGTAACTATAGAGCCGCCTCCAGTTGCGTTTATTTGACGACGCGACGTTAGCGCACCGCCTGTAAACTGAGCAAGTCCTCCTGCGCCTATAGGTTCGCCTTGTGCATCCCTTGGATCTGAGTATTCAGAAAGTCCCCCGGCAGCTATAAAGCCGCCTTGCACGTTTGTAGGGCTTGAAAAATAAAAAGGAATTTGATTACCTACAGTGAACTCAGCAGACCTGTAGTCAGTTGTTAAGTCGTAGCCCCAGTACATAATAACTGTCGCGCTGTTAGCACCCACAATTGTTGGCCTGAGCTTCTTAAGTATCTTTAGCTTTGACGGATCTCCAAAAGTTAAGCCGGGACTGTAGTACCTAAAACGGTAAGACACGCCGTTGTCGCTGTATCCTGAATACTCACCTATACCGTCAACAGTGCCAATGTAAAGAGTACCGTCAGTTTTTCTTTCATAGGACTTAAACTGATTAGAGGGCCATCTTGTTACTCTGTATGCGCCGTTCTCTAGCGTACCCTTAAGATCAAAACAATATGTTATTTGTTGGTTCGGAAACGAAATAAGATAGAAAGAATTTTCAGGGCTAAAAACAGAAGACGTTGGGCCTGTGCGTCCCTCAATAGCTTGAATAAACTCAGTCTTAATGTTTAAGCTTAGATCGTTTATAGGCATTGACTTTTCTTGAATGGTTCGCCCAAAACTTCTCAAACCTGATTGATCTAGAAATAAAACATCAGTGCCTATGTGCTGAACAGAATTTCTACAAACACAACCAACGCCAGCCACGGTGTCTGCAATAGACATAGTAGATGGAGAAGAAGCGCCTTGATAAACAATAATGCTGTGCTTACCAAAAACAATTAACAAGTTGTTATGCGCCGCTAATGCGCGAACTTCATCGTAACCATCAGGCCACGCTTTTGAAACGTCAATAGATCCGCTGGAGCCGCCAGTAAAAGAAGTTCCAATAAGCAAGTCAGACCAGTATATCGTTTGTGTGTCAGCAGCGTTATCAACAATCCACAAACGACCATAGGCTGCTAGAGCTTCGTGGCAAAAGTATTGAGAAGACGTAGCCGTTCCGTTGTACTGTCCCCACGTTTGAAGACCACCAGAGTTAGTATAGATTAAAGGCTCTAAGCCGCGCTGGAAAAAATAAGCTGCGTCGTTAAAATTTAACATCTTCCAGTTGTTGCCGCTTATAGTATAACCACCAGAAATAATCGAAGCAGACTCGTTAACTAACGTAGTAGTTCCTGACAATATTTTATTGTTGCCTACGCTAAACAGTTTTGTGTTTCCAGCGTCGTCATAAAAATAATTAATCTTATGAATAAAATCAGTGCCTAACTCTGTTTTGTTTGTGGTGATAACATCGTTACCCTTACGCGCAGCAATCCGACCACGCTTGTCAATAACAGCATTGTCTGCTATCTCTGCAAACGACGGGTCTTGCGCTATAGGCGAATCCTCAGTGTTGATACCCTTAAACGCAGGAGCAACTAGGTTAATACTTTGTAGTGGCTGGGCCATGCACTAGCTCCTATTATGAATACCAATCAGTTTCGTAAGGGTGCTTCTGTGCGTCCAGAGCAATAGCGTCAGACAGATACTTGTTGGCTATACCAAAGTACTCAGGTGCTGATGTACCGCCTGTCTCGCCTCTCTCACGGGCTGCTAGAGCTACTGCCAAATGTATTACAGGCATAGCAGGTATTAACATATTATCTGTGTTTGCTGACAAGTCATCGTTACGCAAGACGCAGTTGAACCGTAGCGTGTAAACTCCGTCAGGCTTTGGGTACACATCTATTTGTGAATCACCTTGGGAGTCAACACCATTGTACGTGTAGAACTGTGGCGCTCCACGCGTGGGAGTTTGATTGAGGTATTCATTGTCAAACCACTTAGAAGTACGGTACTCCATAAAAAAGTTAGAAGTATCGTTAATGACATCCAATGCTTTAACACGGTTCTGACTGCCTGTAAGCACATAGTTAAATATATCTGCTGAAGTTGTAATAGTTAGTGTGGTACGTAAGGCCGACCAGTCCCAAGAAGTCTCTACAAGTTTCTTTGCGTCGTTAACAAAGTCACCTACCAGCTTACTGTAGGTGTTAGCGTTGACGCTAGTAACTTCTTCTTCGCGTATCCTTCTCAGGACGTTGTTTACTAAATCTAAATATGTCATACTAACATACCCTTGTTAATAATCTTGTTTAGTTGAGCCATGTAGTCTGTTTGTGGTGACTGTATTATGCTCTGTACTGTAGGAAGCACGTACGAAATACCATACTGGTCAACACCAGATATTCCTTTGCCAAATCCTAAAGGAGTTCCTGCATCTTTAGTTAACTCAAAAAGAGACATGGCCTCTTCTTCACCATCACCGTCACCATCGCCATCGCCATCGCCATCGCCGTCACCATCGCCGTC